GGAAACAGGTGATGGACCACCTGACTTTAAACCAAGTCAATGGGCGCATAGCGCGGAATGTGATGACAGCTATATGAGCCCAGAGATAACATTTAACAACTTGTATGCAGGAGAAGATGATGAAGAAGAAAGGTTACTCAAAGGGCGGGATGAAGAAGAAGGGCTTTAGTAAAGGCGGTGCAATGAAGCGCAAAGGCGGTGGCTCTGCAATGAAGAAGAAAGGCTACGCTAAAGGCGGCTCTGCTAAAAAAATGCATTTAGGTGGAGCAATGGTTCCTGCTTCTCAAACCGTTTCTGGTGCAGGTCTAAATCCACCACAGCCTGCAGCTCAACAACAGTTAGATATATTATCTAACAGTTTTTCTGCTAATAAAGGAGCTTACACACCAACAAGCGAACCAATGCGCCAAATGCCTGCTGCAAGTTCTCTTTCGCCTATGCAAGGCGATGTGGGTGTAGGCGATTTTATGAACAATCAAAACCCACAACGATTGGATATAAATCTTGGGCAAGCGCCCCGTGCTACTCCACAGCCTTTAGCGCAAGCTCCTGCTCCTTTATCACCTTTTAAACCAGCGCTTGGTAAAATTGGAGCAATGAAAAAAGGCGGTTCTGTTGCGAAAAGGAAAAAAGGCGGTTCTGTTGTAAGACGCAAAGGCGGAGGCTCTATACTAAATAAGAAAGGCTACGCTAAGGGCGGGGCCGCTAGAATCTTCTAAATGGCTAGGAAAAAAGAAAAGCCTATCCGTAAGACCACTAAGGGAAAAGGCGCTAATTACCGCTCCACTAAATCTGGGGCGGGAATGACAGAGAAAGGCGTTAAAGCTTACCGCCGGAAAAACCCTGGCAGTAAGCTAAAGACAGCGGTTACCGGGAAAGTAAAAGCGGGTAGCAAAGCTGCTAAACGTCGTAAGTCATACTGCGCCAGGTCCTTAGGTCAGTTAAAACGAAGTTCAGCTAAAACAAGAAACGATCCTAATTCTAGGATAAGACAAGCTCGAAGAAGGTGGAAGTGTTACTAATGGCTACTAAAGACGCATGTTACAGAAAAGTTAAAGCTCGATACAAAGTTTTCCCCTCAGCGTATGCAAGCGGCGCTATCGCTAAATGCAGAAAAGTTGGAGCCAGTAACTGGGGCAACAAAACAAAACGTGCAGAAGGCGGAATATCTGTTAAGACCAACGGGTGTGGCGCGGTGCTGTCTAAGCACGGTGGACGAGAAGTTAAGATATACTGATGGCTGTTCGCAAAACAAAAAAAGGCGCTGACCTTAAACGCTGGTTTAAGGAAGAATGGGTTGACGTAAGAACAGGTAAGCCTTGCGGAAGAAAGAAAGGTGAGAAAAGAGGAACGCCTTATTGCAGACCAAGCAAGCGTGTTTCTAAGAAGACACCTAAAACGTCTAAAGAACTTACTGCATCAGAGAAGAAGTCTAGAGTTGCTCAGAAAAAACGATTAGGACAACCACCTGGCAAGCCTAGAAGAGTTGCAGCTGTTAAAAGAAAAACAGTTAGGAAACGAACAGCCTAGCGACGTTAATAATCGCCCCATACTTTTACCTTAGTTCCACCCCAATACTCAACAGCTAACCCAGCTTCAATTAACTTCTGGTTAATACTGTTGCCATCAAAGTCCCACAACACGCCAAGAATACGACCGTACTTACCGCGTCCCTGAGACTCCAGCACAAAACCATCGCAACAAAGTTCTGTAAGTAAGTCTTTGGCTTGTAAACCCAATTTTTTTTCAGCAAGGTCCCTGGTCCGTGATTCAGGGGTATCTATCCCTACAAGACGAACCCTTTGTTTAGCTAAAATAATTTTAAACCCCAGATCTAAGTTAACGTCTACCGTATCGCCATCGACAACTCGGTCTAGCTCGCACTTATAAACAAAAGGCTTTGCCATTATTTTTTACTCATCCAAGCAGATGTTCCCATGTATGCACCTACCACGCCGGCTTGTGCAATGTAAAACAGCCCAAGTAAATCAGCCAGCGCCGATACTCTTGACTCAGATACTATAGGACTAAACAAAATCAAGCTAAACACCAGCATAGAACCCATGGCTATCCATGCCATTTTCTGTTGTGCGTCAGCTTTTTCTTCTCGAAGCTCCAGCTCCATCAACTCTTGTGACCGTTGGATCTCTTCGTCAGAGACAATGCCATCACCATCAAGGTCAAACTCAGCATACTTACTGTCATCAGCTAACTTCTTAGAAGTCTTTTTCTTAACCACTTTTTTCGTTGTAGCCATGTCATTCTCCCACTTGTCGCATTCTGTCAACCAATCTTTGGGCTCGGTTAGTTACTTGCATATACCACTTGGAATCAATCATTGCATCTGCTGCTGCGTTCCAAGCTCCTTGGTCCACGGCCCTACGCATATCTTTAAACTTAGACAGGTTGGTTCGCCCTAGATTAAACATCATGTTAGCAATGATTAGCTGTACCTCTTCCGGTAAATCAAAGAAGTCATCGTATAACGCCAGGCATTCGTCCACGGTTATCTCAATATCTGTTGCAAAACAACTGTCTACCCGGTCATCGTCTATCACATCACCTACCTGGAGCAAGTACTCTGGGTCGTTTTCCGTGACCAAATGACCAACGCCAAAGGTTTTCTTGCCTAAATGGTCTAGGTAAATAGCGTAGACACAGCCTTCGTCGCTTTTAATTTCTTCTTTTAACTGCTCTGTGTTCAAGAGATTAGTCCTGCTATGCCCATTCGAGCTCGTTCTCGTTCAACATCTGATGCAGTTAAGTTTGTAGATCCAGGTGTGTATTGTCTTAACAAATTTGGATCAACTTGGGTTCTCATGTTCTGTAACTCTGGGGCAATTTCTTGCCTGACATTTTCTACGGCAGGGGCTACTTCTTGCTTAATGTCTTCTACAATAGGAGCAGCCGCTTCTTGTATTGTCTCGGCTGTTTCAGCCGTTCCACCACCGATACCCAGCGCAGTAGCTAATCTAATTTCTTGGTTAACTATTTCTCTAACCCTTAAAAGCCTTCTTTGAAAAGCCGGGTCATCGATACCTTTAGCACCAGCTTTTACTCCCGCAGCTCTTTGTTTGCTAGTCAGTTGAGGTGCGGTCATAAACTCTAAAAAACTTTTGTTCCTAAGCAAACGACCCATTACAAAAACAGCACCCGCTTCACCTAAAAAGCTTATTGGCTGGGTCACCAACCTATATGCCGCTCCAGCAGCAAAGGCCGCTGGGGCTAAACCGCCCTTTCCTTTTAAAGAAGCATCAGAAACAGCTTCGGCTTGCCTAGAAATTTTAATTAAATCATCTACTACTTTTTGACCGTTAACTTCTGATGTTGTAAGAACTTTAGCCAAAGCACCATTAGCGTTAAAGTCATCTACTACCTTACCTAAACTTTTTGCAAAAGCACCAGACACAACTGATTCCGTAGTAAAAGAATCCGCGTCACCTACAGCGTTAGACACAATTTTATTCATGGTAAGGTTTCGTATGTTGTCTAACTCTTGAGCCGCCTCTATTGCCGCTTGTTCTTGCGAAAGACCCTCACTAACTCTACGAGCCACCAAAGAAGACTCTAGCTTCTGCATGGATTGAGGGCTTTTCATTAAACCGACAACTAAACTATTTGCATCTTCAATTCGACCGTTTTTAACAGCATTTAGCAGAGAATCTTCTGCTTCCGAAGTAGCCCTCGCAACGGTTTCCTGTAATGATTTAACTGCCTCTCTTGCTTGGGGAGTGCTTATTGAGTTTAGTGCTATGTTAGATAATTCATCGGAACTAGCTCCCACCAAATGAAAATCTCGCATAGTTTGTCGTAAAGCACTAGCGCCAGTGACTCCAAAAAGATTGTCCTGAACTTCTTTGCCTAACTGCTCAAAGCTGTCTGCAACACTTGAAAAATTTATGGAACCTCTTGTCGTAGTTCTTCTAGCCGTATCTTGTAGCCATTGTCGAGCTAAATGATCTCGCATTACGTTAACAACTTCTTCAGGCTTGTTCCTTGCAAAAGCATCATCGCCGTATGTTTTTACAATTTCTTTATATTCTTTTAAAGTTCTTAAAAGAAAAGGGTCTGTTCCGGGTACTTCTTTATACCAGCCCATTAATTTAGGAAGTACTTTGGGATCTAAGCCGTATTGTTGCACCGCGTCATCTATTAATTGATTTACAACCGTTACTTGACCAGGGTTAACTGATGTAACATCTTGGTTTGGCAAAGCATCGGCAATGTCATTCCATATTTTTTGAGGAACCCCTTGGATAGATATGGTTTCTTTAGTGTTAGGCGTTACGGCATCAAGATAAAATTTTAGCGTTGCTGGTTTACCCGGTTGAATTAAATAATCACTAACGCTTTGAAAATCAATAAAATACTTGTCGTCGATGTTTTTCTTTAACATATTTACAGAAGCTGAACCAAAGGTTTCCATGCCTTCGGAATAAAATTTATTAGCATCTAAAAATGCTTCAATTCCTTCAGAATATTTTTTCTGTAAAAGAGGGTCTTCTTTCATAAACCCACCAAAAATATCTCCTCCAACTTCTCTTCGAATCTTTAAGATATCTCGCATGGGTAATTGTGCGGCTTCTTCTGGGTTAAAAAGAGATCGTTGTCCCCCGTAAAACTTTGATTTTAATTCAATAGCTCGTTGCTCTATGGTGTTGTCTAATATTTTAACAAGATCTCCAATATCTCTTTGAGCTAAACTTCCAACAAGCTCCGGATCTTTTGTCTGTAAGCGCAACGCTTGACGAATTGACTGTAATTGAGATAAAGATATTCTTTCTGGTAAATTTAACAACGCTGCAAAAAGAGGTTTTCCTTGTGCTCCAGCACCAATAGCTTGTCTTATTTCGTTTACTAAGTTGCCTTGCGCGTCTACACCAAAAAGTTTATTTACCCCCGCTTTTAAAGAGTTTGTTTCAAACAAAAGAGCTTCATCGGGCAAAAGCCCTTCAACTTTAGCGTATTGCTTGTTAGATGACTGTTCAAAAGTTCTAACAGCTTGAGATAACATGTGCTCAAAATCTACTGTCAAACCATCGCCAGGAACATACAAATCTTCTATTAATTTAAGTTCTTTAGAAATAACTTGTTCTAACAGCCTGTTAGCTGTTTTAATGCCTTCATCTTTATCTGCCAAGCTTGTTCTGACCATTTGGCTAACAGCTTGTGCCTGATCGTTTAAAGCCTGTTTAAATTCAGATTTTGATATTTCCCCTAAATCATAACTTTTAAGCAAACCTTGAACGTATTCTCTGTTTGATGCCGCCGCAGCTTGATTGGGAAAAATGTTTTCATAAATTGCTTGAAGTCTTCCAGCTAACGCTTTTCCAGAAGCTTCTTCTAACGTAGGTCTTGCTCCCGCTTTAATAGCTTCTTGCATTGCTGCTCTAGCTTCTTCTGTTGCTACGGCTTTAGCGGTCTTTCTGTTTAACCCGGTTTTCATTAGTTCTTCAATTCTTTCTGGTGCGACCTTGGGCCCTGGTCCTTTGATCAAACGTCTTCCTACAGCAAACAAGCCCCTTCCAATACCTTCACCACTAGCAGCTAACGCAGTTTCTAATGCTACATCGCCCCAAATTTCATCATCAGTTTGTCTTTGTAATCCTTGGGCTTTTTCAACAACAAATTCATCAAAAGCTTTACCTGCACCACCAGCTGCGCCAACTGCAAGCATAGAAGGAATTAATCCAATGCCGCCCGTCATTATTCCAGCAACAGTAGTTGTAACCAAAGGACCACGGTAAGCTCCGGCAAAACGAGAAATGTCTCTGGCTGTAAAGCCCGGTTGATTTACTCGAATAGTCCCTGTTTCTGGAAGTTTGTACTCAGCTTTTTTCTCAGGAGATATGTTGTCAAGCAATAATGCAAACTCATCTCTGCCAAGTTGTGTAAAGGTCCCTGGACCAAATTCTTTTTCTAAACGCAACGCCCTTTCTTCGTCGGTGTCTGCTTGACCATACGATGCTTGAAAGCCGTGACTTTCTACTTCACCTTCGTTAGTTATTTCAAATGCAGGTGTTGTTGCCTGTTCTTGTGTAGTTGCTTCGGGCGATGAAGATTGAAAAAGCTCTGGCTTTTCACTCATCATGGAAGAAAGAGTTGCTTCAATATCTTCTTGAGAAAGATCTCCAAAATCTACATTTAAACCAGAAGGAAGCGCAATAACCGGCATAATAAATAACCTGTTTAATTAAAAGTAAAACCTTGTTTAAATCGCCCAGCTTCCATATCAAAAATATCCGAAAGAGGGTATACATCTTTTCTAGAAACACCGCTTGCTAAATCCGAACGTCTGCCTCTAACCTCTTCTGCGTAAGGGGTTAATTTCTGTATTTTTGGAGCAAAGCTCTTTGCATACGTACCTGTTTTTCCAGATAAAATTATTCCAACTTGATCGAACTCATCTAAACCAGCTTGTTCTGCTAAATCAAATTTATTGTATGTTTCTTGCAATCCCCTAGCCAAAGTTTCAGGGTCTGCTGTGTTTAGGTTAAAGTTTAAAACTCCTTGTTCGCTAAGAAATCCGCTATCTAAAAAGCCGTTAGCCAAAAGTTCTACGTCCCTATTTGATATAGAGTTTGCAGATTGCGTACTACCTAAGGATATTGGAATTAAATATTGTAGTGCAAGTTTCATATCCCTAACGGCATTTTTTCTGTCGTCGTATTTTTTATTGTTTTCAATTCCTGCAGCAGCAAAAGCGCCTCTAAGAGCTTCATTAAAGCTGCCTTTAAAACCTGTAACCGCTTGACCTTCCTGAGATAAAAGATCTAACACGCCAGCCACATAACCTTTACCGATAGAAGAACTTACTAAATTGTTTTTTGCTTCTTTAAGCCTGTCATCGATTTTTTCAGCTTCTTTATAATCGATAGTATTATCTTTTACCGCATCTACTCTAGCTTTTGTTAAAGCCACGTTCAAAGCTTTAGCGGCTTCTATTTCTTTAAGAACTACATCTTTAGAAGAAAACCCTGCCGGAAGACCACCATCTTTTATTATATCTGCCATAGAAACTATAGTTTCCTTACCGTAAGGATTTTGATCGTCTATTTGAGATTTATCAAAATATGTAAATACTTGTCGCTCATCAGCTTTTGCTTGAGTTCTTTCAAGGTTGTATTGCTCTAAACCATATTTAGCAGCGGCAAGGTTAATTTGT